CATCAATAGTTATGGAACTTGCTACACTAGAATCTTTAGTATATTCTTCATATATATCAGGACACTCTTTTTTGAATCTAGTAGAATCAAATCTTTTAGTTGTATAACCAGCTTTTATTTTTGCTGAGAATCCATCTAAAATTAATTTATCTTTACCTGTTTCTTCCATAGCTCCTTTTAATTGGACTTTAAAATCTTTTTCCATTAAATCCATTTCTAATTGTAATTTTTTAAAATTTCTATATCTTTCTATAAAGTCATTATCAATTACTATTTCATTATCTTTTACGATTACTAATTTATTTTCTTCCATTTTCTATTCCTCCTAATCCAAAAAATTATCATCGTCTGCTTCTTCTTTTTGTTGATTTTCTTTTCTTTTTATTAAACTACTTGCTTCTAACAATGTTAGCTCTTCTACTTTTTTCTTTCCAATGTGATTTAATAAAGCTACTAATTCTTTAATATCATCATCATTTTTATATAAATTTTTAATTATTTCTTTTTGACTATCTTGAATCATAATATCTTTAGCTTTTTGTTGCATTGTAGTTTCTTTCTTAGTAGTGCTTGTCTTTTTAGTAGTTGTTGTTTTAGATGTTTCTTCATCTTCTTCTACTCTTTTTAAAAATTCATCACTTTCACTATCACTATAAATTCCTGAGTATGCTATTTTACTATTTTTTAAAACAACTCTATCAAAACATCTTTTTAAAGCCATTGCGTATGGATAATCATTCTTACAATTACTTTTACTAACTTCTCCCACCTCATATAATCCCTGTTCAGGACACATATAACTAAATACAAGAGAATCATTATATCCGTCTTTATCAATAGTCATACATTCAGGTTTAAACTTATCTTGTTCATTTAAAACATCATTGATTTTTAAACAACCATCGTGACTAATAATTAAACCGCTATACATAGCTTTAGTCTTATTAGCATAAGTATTAACTAATATCCAAAAATCACTTTCTAATAAAATACTTTTATATTTATCACTTTCAATAAGCTCAATTGCTTTATTTTTAGCTTCTTTGTACTTAGGTGTTAAAAATTCAACTGGTACTTTTTTACCATTTATATTTTCTTCTTTTTTTTCACCGAAGTTGTATGTTTTCTTTTCTTCTTTTTTGGCTGTAGCCATTGTTTCTTCTCCTCCTTTAATTTCTTATTTTCGTTTTTTAATCGTGAAATAATTCTATTTTTATTTCCAATTTCTTGTTCCAATACTTCATAATTATTTAATAAAGTATTATATTTTCTTCTAAGCTTCCAATACCTAGTTAATTTTTCTTCTAACATATTTCATACCCCAATAATTTTGAATTACCATTTGTACTAATCGACTTTCTATATTCAAAAATCTCATCTAGTATTTCTTTTGGATAATGTTTTTGTAAAGAATACCAAGAAATCATATCCTTTAAATATTTAACTCTTTCTTTAGGAATTGACTTATTAGCTTCTAATACTCTATATAAATGAATTGGTATTTGCTTTTGGTATTCCTCTACTAATTCAGCACATACAGGAAAATATTTATTTTTAGTTCCTATAGATTGAATAGTCATATAAAATACAATCACATCACAATTAGAAAATATTTCATACCAAGTTGTTAGTTCATCATCTTTCATATCTTTTAAATACAAATTAGATAATTTTTTCATTCCTTTTAGAAATTCTAATTTTGTCATACTCCGTTCCTTTCTTTTTCTAGTTCTATAGCTCTATCTAAATCTGACATTGATATATCTTTTAAAGTTTTTCTTCTTTGAGTTGTTTTTTGGTTTAAATAACCCTCGAATTTATTACTAAATAAAGTTTCAGGTCTTAAAAATTTTTCAAAATCAGTTCCTACCCATTCAGTCGTTTTATTATCTATAACTGTTTTAAAATCTTCTATTAAAAATCCATCATTTATTCTTGTTTTAATTAAACTCTTTGTTTTTTCACTAGAATATTTAAAATGAGAATTAGTTTTAAAGTTTAAATAATCAATAATCTCTTTAATGATATTTGAATTATGATTATTATGATTATTTGAATTATGATTAGTGATATATGATATATGAGTATTTTCACCAAAATTACCGACTGGGTTATTTTGGGTTTTATTTTCTTCTATTTCTAATTCATTATTACCCATTGGGTTTTCTTGGGTTTCTTCACTGTTCTTGGGTCTTCCACCATTTAATCCATTCTTTTTATTTCTTTCACATATAGCTTTATACTTTTCTTCATTCTTATCTATATCGGCTTTTATAGGAATAAACACAGCATTTAATACACCATTTAAACCACTTTCACCATCACATACATAATTAAATATTCCTTTAATCAATTTTCCAGCTTCTTCATTAGATAATTCATTAAATACTTCTCGTTGAGATATTTTTAATAAAAAACTACCTTTCATAACGAATCACCTTTAAATTGCTATATGGAAGTAAACCAAGTTTTGTCATTTAATACCTCCATTCTTTTGATTTTTTATATACTAAATGTTATAATTTAGTAGTAAAATATTTTGTTTTACATCTGATTTATGTGTTCTAGTCCAACGCATAAATCTTTTTTATTTCTTAATTTTTTCAATAAAATATTCAAGTATTTCTCCTCCTATAAATAGTGCTAATAAAAATGTTATTAGTCCATACCAAGTCCAACCAACCATATAGCTTGTTATCCAACTATAAATAGTTATCATAAATACATCGTGAATAACTACACCACCACACACTAACATAATTAGTAATAGTGCTACATTATCCCATTTAATTTTTATTTTTTTCTTCGTCCTTTTCATTACTTTTCCTCTTTCATATTTTTGTTTAAAATTATTTCCTTAATTTTCAATTCTTTTTTTACTAGGTGAGTTGGAATTAAAATATCTCTCTTACATTCAGGAATGTAATAATTTTCTTGTTTAGCTATTTCTAATAAATGATTCATAACTCTTTCAGCTTGTCTTCTTCCCTGACCTAATAGAATTGATAATTCAGTAATATTTAAGTAAGGTTTTTCCATAATTCACCTCTTCTTTTCCAGTCTTACGATTATTTTTTATTTTTCTTGTTATTGTCTTTTGTAGAATACCAAGCTAATATCCATATAAAAGCTATAATAGTTCCACAAATAATTAACAATGCTTGAATACCTGTACTCACTTTATTCCTCCTTTTTGTCCGTTTCACTGACATTTTCATTTAAAAAAATATCGTCATTTTTGTAATTTAATATTTCTTTAATTTTAGTTGATATTTTCAATGGTGGGTCAATATTTCCTAGTTCGTAAGCACTATATGTACTTCGTCCTATTTCAAGCATATCAGCCATTTTTTGCTGTGTCAGTTTCTTCTTTTTGCGTTTTTGAATCAATATAGTTCTCACTTAATTTCCTCCTTTCGTATTTTAATAATAACATAATGTCAGTATTACTGTCAATATATTTATATCAAAATGTTTGTTAAAATGTCAATTATGTGTTATTATATATGTGTAGGAGGTAAAAGCCATATGAAAAACAATACATTTATTAATGAAAGAAAACGCTTAGGTTTAACACAAGAACAGTTAGCAAAGAAGTTAAATACTAGTCGTTCTAATGTAGCAAATTGGGAAAATGGTCAAAATATGCCAAGCGTTGATTTATTATTTAAGTGTTCTACTATTTTTGATTGTGATGTTATGTATTTAGCGGGATATCAAAAAAATAGAACTAAAGCTAAAGATGATATAATTCCTGAACCTGATAAAGATATTATTGGTAATGAAAAGAAAGAAATTGAATTATTAAAAGATGTATTAAAAAGAAAAGGCTTTTTAAATGAAAATGAAGAATTAAGTGAAGAAAATTTTAATATGTTAATAGAGTTTGCAAAAGCAAATAAACAATTTATTATGAAAGATAGTGAAGATAAAAAATAGAATATTTTAAATAAAATACTCTATTAGATATATATATAGTTCGATGTTTATTTCTAATTTTTTTAACTCACTATATAATATATATTCATTATATCTCACAAACTCCCCTCCTCGGGGCTCTATTATAAAAGTAAATATGATATTATACCAATAAATGACAATTACTTATCATAAGTTGCGTGAAATGTAGGTTTAAGGGATTGAATGGTAAAATTAGACAAAAATACGCTAGTTCAGGTATTTTTATATAAAGTATGGAGGTGATAAAATGAAAGAAAAATATACTTTTGGAAAACTAGGAAATAATAGAATGTATTTATATATTAGTGATAATATAGTTTCTATTAAAAGCGGTGGTACTGCATTATTTGGTGATAAATTTCTTACTAAAGAAGAAGTATTAAAAAAAGAAGATGTGAAAAATATAGAAATTACTCGTCCAAGTTTTAAATCAGGAACAATGACTATACTAACATCATCAGGAAAAGAAGTTAAATTAGAAATAGCTACATTAGGTCAATATAATGACGCCATTAAAATTAAAGAATATATAACAAAATAAAAAAAGAACGCCTAGAGTTGGAGCTCCAAGCGTTTAATGAAAACTCGTAAGACTGGTAATCTTAAACAAAAATAACTTACGCTATAATTGTAATGAGCTTTCTCTTACATTATAGCACTAATAAAAAAAGAAAACAATAAAGGAAGTGCTAAAATGTCAGTATTTAAAGATAAAGAAAAAACAAAAGATGGACGACAATATCGTTTTAAAGTTTATTATCATAACACTGAGGGAAAATTAGTACCTTATGTATCTAAAAGATATTTATTAGAAAAAGAAGCTAAAGCCGAAGAAAGAGTATTTCTTCTTAATAGAGATATTCCCGTAAAGAAAAGATTCGATATAGTAGCTAATGATTATTTTGATGACGCAAAGATTAGAATTAGAGAATCTTCTTATTTAACATATTTATCTCAGTATAATAAAAGCATTAAACCTTATTTCAAAGATAAGTTTATTGATGAAATATCAGTTGTTGATATTGAAAATTGGAAAAATGTTTTAATAAGTACAGGAGACAAAATATCTACTTGTAATCAATACTATGTTGTTTTTAAAGAAATATTTAGTTTTGCTAATAGAAAGTATGAATTAAATTATAATCCAGTAGCATTATCAGGAAGATTTAAAAAAAGAAATGATGAAGTTATTGAGACAAAAAAGAAATTAAGATATATTGTATATGAACAATATTGTAAATTTATAGAAGTTATTGATGATTCAATGTGGCATTGTTTCTTTCTAACATTATATTTTACAGGAATGAGAAAAGGCGAAATGTTAGCTTTAAACTGGAAAGACATAGATTTTAATAGAAATGTAATAAGTATAAATAAAACTATATCTTTCGTCACAAAAAGCGGTAAATGCAAAATAACCGCCACTAAAAACTGTTTAAATAGAGAAATAACAATGTCAAAGAAATTAAAAGAAGAATTGAAATCATATAAAGAAATTGTTAAACAATATGGTGACTATAGTGATGATTGGTATGTCTTCGGTAATGGTGATGTCTTAACTGATTATCAAGTGCATAAACATAAAGATGATTATTTTAAATTAGCTGGTATGGAAAAGGAAACTATAACTATACACGAATTTAGACATTCTCATGTAAGTCTATGTATTAACGAATATTTAAAATCAGGTCAAACTGATTCAACTAAATTCTTCCTGATGATGTCAAATAGAATGGGTCATAGTTTAAGAGTAATGCAAGAAGTATATATGCACTTATTCCCAGCTGTTCAAGATAAAATTGTTGATTTACTTGATAATTTATAAAATATTAGTACCTAAAATAGTACCTAAAAATTGAAAAAGCCCATAAAATAAAGGAAAAATCATATATTTAATTTTTTATCATAAAACATAGTTAATTTCTATACTTTACTATTTCCTTTATTTTATTACTATTTATTATTATTTATTCTTATAATTTAGCATACTTTTTCAAGTTTTTAGTCACTATTTAGTACCTAGAAAAGAGGTCTAAATATGAATTGTAAAAATTTAAGAAATAGAGTTAAAAAAGGAAAACCTTATCTATATTGTATCATAAAAAAAAGGATTATAAACTATGAAGATTGTAGAAATTGTGATTTAAAAGAATATAAGCAATATAAACCTATGAAATCACATACAAACAAGCTAGCTAAGAAAGAAAAAGAAAGATTTAGTATAATTTATCCTGACTTAACTAAATGTTGTGAATGTGGTTTAAAAACAGGTGATTTTGATATGCGTATAAATCAATATACCCACATAGATAAAAATGAAGTGTTTGAGGGGAGTTATCGTCAAGTATCTATACGGTTAGGAATGGTGGCTCCAATGTGTACTTATCATCATAAACAATTCCATAATGATATACTTATGAATCTAACATATAAAGTTATGTTTGAAAAAGAATATTTAAAAACACATACTAAAGAAGAATTTATAGCTAATTTCGGTCAAGATTATGAGTATAAATTATCCAAACTAAAAAATAATATTTGACATATACACCTAAAAGGTGTATAATAATATATATAGGAGGAAAAGTCTATGGAGAAAAAAACAAATTTAATAGTATTATATGGTGAAGAGGGCGGAGAAATAAACTCTTATCCTACTTTATGGGACGCATATAGAGGATTAAAAGATACTAAAAGAGCTGACAAAGAATATCATATTGAAGATAAATATTACTTTATGCACGAATATGAAAAAGACGGAACTCTTTATCAAAGAGAAATAAAAATATATGTAAGGAAAAATAAAATATTTTATAAATATGTATAGCGATTTAGATTTTATAAAAGATTTTTCCAAAATAAAAATAGCTCCTATTTGTAAAAAGTTAAATATAGATAAATCTAATCTTTGGGCTGGTAAAGTGTCTAGTGATAAAGTAAAGCAAGTTAAAGATGAAATAATAAAAGAATTAAATAAATTAGAGCAAAAAAAAAGAGGTAAGGACGATTAATTCCTTACCCTTTTCATTATTTAACTCTTATTTTAGTACCAGCATATATTAGATTAGCATTTTTAATATTATTCCAACTACATAATTGAGATACGGTAGTACCATAAGTTTTAGCTATTTTAGTTAAAGTATCTCCACTCTTAATAGTGTAATATTGAGTTGATGAAGAAGAATTATTAGATGTTCCTAATATTTCATTAACTCTAGATTGAACTTTACTATAATCATATCCAGCATTAGTTAACGCTGTTTTTCTTGCGTCACCATTTCCCCATTTTCCAGCTATAACTTCATTAGCTAATTCATCAATAGATTTAGTTGTAGTTGTAGTAGTTGTAGATGATGTTGTATTATTAGCACTAAAACCATTTAAGCCTTTTTGCTTCATAATACTTGGATAATCATAATAAGCATAGTTTTGGTCTACAGTCATACCAGCAACTTTATTAGTTCTAATTTTATTAGTTTCTCCTCCAAATTGCCATAATCCACCTGCTGGAGAATTAGGTTTAGATGTACCCCAATTAGCTACCCATTTATCATACTTAGTTAAATCTCCCACATTCATATAATTATTGAACCAATTACTATTAGCATAAATACAAACATAATATCCTTTTGCTTCTAAATATTCACAAAAGCCTTTTATAGCATTAGTCACAGCTGTTTTTCCTGCTTTAGCTTGATAATAACTATCTTCAACATCAATAGCTATAGGATATTCAAATTGTTTTCCTTTTAAACAATTATTATACATATATTCAGCTTCTGCTTTACCATTTTCATATGTAGTAGCTCTACTAAACCAATAAGCACCTACACCTAATCCATTAGCCTTAGCATTTTTATAATGTGTTTCAAATTGATTATCAATCGCCTTACTTATTCCATTTCCATAACCAGTATATCCAGCTCGTAGAATTGCAAATTTAACTCCCTCATTTTTAGCTGTTGCTAAATTGATTCCTTTTTGATATGTACTAATATCAATTCCAAATACTTTTTCCATAAATCATTCCTCTTTTCCTACTATTTTTTTTAAATTATGTAAAATATCGTATGTACCTCCAGCAACAAGTCCACTTATGGCTATTGCTGTTGAAAAGTCTTTAGTAATAATCCACTCAATAACTGCTACAACAACACCAATAATAATGTTTTGTATTGGAATTAAGTGATTATTAAACCAACTAACTTTTTTAGCTATCACACCACATAAAAAGGTCACTATAATAGTGACCAATGTGATGATAGATTCTAATGTCATATCCTCACCTACTTTCTTTCTATAAAATCAATTCTTTCCTCAACTTTAGTTAACCTTTTGTCGATACTTTGAATTGTTTTATTAAACTCTCGATTATCAAGTCTAATTTCATCTACGCTTTTTATAATCATATCAATTTTAGTATCTAGTTTTGTTGTTATTGCTACTTCTTCTTTGGTTTCCTGTTTAGTATTTTTTTTACTATTCATATAAAAAGTAGCATATCCAACTAACCCGCCTATAATAGTGAACACTAAGCCAATAGAAATCATATCCATTTTTATTCCTCTTCTTTTGTATTGTTTTCAACAGGTTTTTCAGGAAATTCAACATTATAGGGAAATCCCTCTTGTTTAGTTAAATCTCTGAGTTTTTGCCTATATTCAGCCCATTCTCCTGTTAAAATATTTGTAAAATTAGTAAAGAATGTTTTTAATACGGATATAAAGTTTGTGGCGGTTATATCACTAGGAATATCTAATCCTATTCTATCTAGTAATAAATGTTCATCACTTTCGGCTAATAATTGATTCCTTTTTTCTCTCACTTTTTCCGCTGTTGCTTCATAGTCATTATCTTTTGCTAATGTCAACCAATCTTCATAATTACTACTAATATTCTTTTCCAAGTCATCTCTATAAATGGTTTTTAGTTTATATACTGAGTATTCATAAAGAGTTTCTTCTTCCTCTTTTATCTCTTGTACATCACAAAAAAAAGCAATCTCTATAAGATTGCCTATTCTATCACCCATTTTATAATTACTTGGAGCTATTGTACTTCTTACTTTCATTTCGTACTACCTCCTTACATTTTTTGTAATCTATATATGGTTTTACATATTTTTGAGTATAATTATATGAATCACAATGTTTTAACCACCCACTATAACTTAACATAGCTGAGGCGTCTTTAAAATTCAATTCATCTTTTTTAGAAATTCTTTTTGCTCTTCTTTTAATACGCAAAAAATTACTTCTTCTTAAAGTAGTATATCCTCTATAAAATCTATATCCCAAAAAATCTATTGGACGACTTTCAGTTTTAAATAATTGCCAGTTTTCTTTTATAACTAAACTTTCTTTAGCTAAAAATTCATCAATAGCATATTTAACTTTTCTAAGTTCTTTTTTATTATTTGAAAAAAGCACCATATCGTCCATATAACGAACATAATATTTTACTTTCAATACTTCTTTAATATAATGGTCTAAGTCTTGTAAATAGAAATTAGCAAACCATTGAGAAGTATAATTCCCAATCGGTAATCCCTCTTTACTACTATCTATAATAGTATCTATTAAATTTAAAGTATCTTTATCTTTAATAATTCTTCTAAACTTAGATTTTAATATTTCTTTGTTAATGCTAGGATAAAATTTCTTAACATCTAACTTTAAGCAATATTTAGTATATTTCCTATCTTGAACTAATATTCTTTTAAGATAATTCATACCTCGTTTTATTCCACGATGTTTTATTGAAGCACAACATAGTTCATACATTCCTTTTGATAATATAGGCTCTATTTGTAACATTAAAGCCCAATGTATAACTTGGTCGGGATAAAATCTTGGTTTATATATTATTCTTTCTTTTTTATTAGCTCCATCTCTTATTTTCATTTCCAAATAAGGACTAGGAACATAACTTTTATCTTTTAACATTTTTTGTACTTGCATAGCATAATAAGTAGGAGAATCTAATATTTTTTCTACATTTTTTCTTTTAGTTTTACCTATACTAGCTTTACAAATTGCTAATTCAACATTACTTAATTCAGTTATCTTATCATAAATATATCCTTTTCTTTTCATACCCGAGTTTCCTATTCTTATATTTGCCTGCCACTTTTTCGAGAAATTCCATTTTTCAGGAGATAAACCTACTAAAGCAACCCAGAACGACTAATTTTCAGCAAGTGCTGAGGAAGATGATGTGTAAGTTTTATAAATAATATAAGTGGTCGAGCACCGATGTTAGTACTGTAGTTGGACGAAGCATTGTTCACATTCCAATACCACAAGCCAGCATTAAGTCCATTGTCATACCTACCGCCGACAAGAGCAAAAGAATATGTCAGTAAAACACCCGCACTAAACACACCAAGTCCCTTAATG